CAGAATCACCAATCGCTAAAGAATTTTATGATATTATTACCAGTGATGAGGTTGTAACATTTAGCAAAGATTTTTTAAAAGCATTAATTAGTATGTGGTTATATAAAACGGTGTATGATGCCACGGCTCCATCTCGACCAGCAGTCGAGACACAGACAGAGCCGCCCCGTAGAGGTATAGTTGTAGAAGGCCGTAGAGGTATAGTTGTGGAAGGCCGTAGGGATGACGATTTTGGAGTCGCCCCAATAGATGTTGAGGATATTATAAGATCATCTGGGGCGGATATATCAAATTTATCAGAATCTGAGCAAGGAATACTTAATGATTTTATTGCGACTACACCAAGTGGTGAGCGATCATGCATTAGTTGTTTTGGCCTAGGTCTTATGGATGATATCTCCCAGAAATTTAAAATATCACCGGAAACAAAAAAACTAGGCAAAGAAGCATTTAAAGCTTTATTACTTGCTGGATTAGCTGGAGCGGTTGGGGCTTATTCAGTATCATCTGTAGAAAATGATAGAAATTTAAATTATGATGTCGAGAGAACGGATCCAACATATATACCACCAAAAAAAGCAAGTTATGATATTGAAGGCCGAACTAAAAATTGGGCATCAGAAGTAAAAAATAAAAATATAATGAATGATATATTGGATGAATGGAATGATATAAGTGACGATGTTATTGATATAGGTCATTTTTCTTCTGGTAGTTATGGATTAGGTTTAAAAAAGACAAAAAAAGCCACCAAAAACATCAAAAAAATAGAAATTCCAGAAGTGCTTAAAAATCCTAAAATCGTATCAATTAATAATAGAATTGAAGATGCCATAAAATATATTTATAATAAATCACCATCTAAAGAAGTAATAATGTTATTTATTTCTGTAGTGTTTGCACTGGGTACTGCTTTAATATTTGCCAATAGTCAGACATTGACTGACTCAGCATTAGATAATATTATGAATTTTACAAAAATATTTGAAGATTGCATAAATGGTCGTGTATCTTTAAACAGTATACAGGAATATATTAGTCATTATATTAACCAAGCCAGAACTACATTTGGTGGTAAATTAAAGAAGTCTAAAAAAGACCATAAGTCTGATATAGTGTTACCAGAATCTTTTTATCAAAAAAGAATTAAACCAATTACTAAGCATGTATACGATATTCTCACATCTGATGAAACTATTACGGTTGCAAAGACATTAGCACAATTGGCATTTTTAACTATTATTATGTATGGTATTAAAGAATTGGGAACTGCCGCATATAGATCTACTAATCCAGCTGATCAAGATACAAGATCAGCGAGACAAGTTTTAGAAGAATTAGCAGAACAAGAAATTGCAAGGCCTACATATTATACAGAAACAAGAGGCCGCAATAGGGAAAATGTTGTAATGGAATATGATAAATCTAGATATCCAAGAGCTTGGGACACTGATGTAGGGGAGGAATTACAGTATCCATCAAATTTAAGTGAATTAGATAGGGAAATTGCATTTATGAATCAATGGGGGTCGCCGCCTTCTGATGAAAGAATTATAGAATTATTAAAAGGGGCGGACCCAATTCATATAAAAAATTTAATGTTAAGAAATCCAGAATTTGCAGATAAAGATATGTGGATAAAATATAAGGGAAAAAAGGAACGAGATGTACACCCATTTATTGAAGCATTTAGGGAGCATATACCAACTGAAGAAGAGATAAAACAATTTGAAGAAATAAAAAAGGCATCAGGAAAAGGATTAAAGGAAGATGTGACTAAATTATCAAAAACTACTCTTGCAAAATTAAAAAAAATAGCAAAAAAAATATATGATAAAATTAGATCTGAGGAAGGGCAGGATGCTGTTAAAGGATTAACTGTAGCGACTATATTAACAGGGTTAGCCGCACTAATGCACTCAAGAATGAGGACACAGCCTAGGCAATTATCACCAGAAGAATTAAAGGAGCAATATATGGAGAGCATCGGCGAGAGTGTATTATTTTAATAATGAATTTAATTCTCTTATATTTTTTTGAATAGATTTACTCGCACCCCACAAAATATAGGCACTATATAAACTCGCACTAGGGGTGAGCGAGTCTATTAACTCCTTTTCTCTCGCATTGCCATAGTGCCTAGACCAATACCTATATCGCAGCTCCTTATCTCCATGGTCTATATATGTACCATGTACTGGATTCAACAATCCGAAATGATATTTATCACCATTTTCAAGGGTTACTTGAAACCTTTTATTTCTTTTTGTACTTGCTTGTATGTTTTTAATCTTTTGTCCCGCTCTGTCTCCCATAACCTTTTACCGCTAAGCCTTTTAAAAAAAGGCTTTACCCAAAAATAAGCGATGCCTATGCAATGGCAACTTCGTTTCTCTTTGAGCTTCAAAAGTTTTACCAAAACTTTTTATATAAAGTAGTATATAAAGATAAATTAAAAAATAATTTTTGGTCAGCTTTTTGAAGACTGAAGATAATCGGAGATTATCGCAAGTCGGTAAAAAGTGTAAGATGGAAAAAAGAATATCTTATATGGTAAGTGCTGAAGATATAAAAAGAATACTTGGGCGAGATATTAAAATAATTAGATTTCCAGATCTATCAGAATATAATTCAATGGAGCAGGTATTGCCCTACCCAAATGATTGTGCTATTATATTTTTTATAGATGAGCAGACCCCTACAAGTAATATTGGACATTGGACAGCTATAATGAGGAATGGTGATAGATATGAATTTTTTGATTCATATGGATTAAGTAGTAAAGAAGATCTTGAACATATTGATAAAGAAAAGAGAATCAAGTTTGGAGAGCAGCATGATTACCTAAAAGAGTTAGGCGGTAAAATGTTGCACCATAATCCAGTAGATTATCAATCATGGGATCCAAAAGTGAGTACATGTGGGCGGTTTTCAATAATTCGCCTACTAGCATTTATGGCGGGGATTAATACCCCCAAAGAGTTTTATAAATTTATGAAAAATGCAAAAAAAGAATACGGAGCTAAATCATTTGATGAGTTAGCTGTTATGTTAACAAGTGCCACTGCGTAGGCATCGCTTTATTTTGGTAAAGCTTTTGAAGCTCGAAAGGATTTGACGAAGTCAAATCTTGTAGAGTGGTAAAAGATTAAGTAATTAAATATTTTATATTTAATAAAAAATATTTATAATAATATATAAAACTTTTATTTTTTTAACACTTTTTAAAATGGCGGAAGAATTAATTGATAATTTAATTGAAGAGATGGGCGGAGCTATGATTGACAATGATTGTATCAATAAAGGGGGTGGTCGTAAAAATCGAGAAATAACACAGAGTACCAAAGATGTTTATCTAAAAAATATTATTAGATTAAATTCAAAACAACCAATTAAATATAAAAAAAATGGAGAGCCAAATTACGATTTCCTCAAAGACACCGATAAAATATTAGAAAGAATTCAAAAATTAAAAGGCAACTCCCAGCGAACATATTTAATTTCTATTGTAACAACTTTACGAGGTTTAAAGCAGTATGAGGCTATATATGATTTTTATTATCAACTCATGATGAATATTGCAGAAGATCTAAAAAAGGGGGCAAATACTAAAAGCGAATCTCAGCAAAAGAATTGGATTGAGCAAAATGAAGTGCTTCAAATTTTTGAAAATTTAAAGGAAAAGGCTATGCCATTATTAGCAAAAAAGAAAGTCGATGATCAAGAGTGGGCAATTATTTTAGATTTTGTTGTGTTGAGTTTGTATGTATTACAGCCAGTAAGAAGAAATAAAGACTATATGCTTATGTTATATGTTAATGATAAAAATATAATCGAGAACCCAGAATTTAATTATTATCTACCCAAGTTAAAAAAGTTTGAATTCAATCAATATAAAACAAGTGGAACTTATAATATGCAAGAAGTTGCCGTAAATCAAGAATTAGTTGATATTCTCACAAAATATGCAAAACTACATCCATTAAAAAAACAAAAAAATTTCTATTTATTAGTTAATTACAAAGGTGAACCATTATTGGCAGTGAATGCGATTACCAGAATATTAAACCGCATATTTGGCCGCCCTATTGGAGTGAGCCTTCTTAGGAGTATTAGTCTGACTGATAAATATAAAAAAGTAATGGAGGATTTAGATAAAACAACTGCAGATATGGGTACTAGTAGTTCCACGGCCAGAGGTACATATATTAAAATGGACAAATAAAATATTATAATAACTTCTTTTTTTTGTAATGTATATACTAGAAAAATGGAATTATCTAAATACTCAAAAAAACAGAAAAATGAAATAATTAAAAGCACTTTTAAACAAATAAGCAAATTAGAAGCTATTAATGATTTTATTAAGTTAAGAAATATGCCAAACCCATGTAGTGGGTATGGGTCATATGGTACAAAATTAATAAATAAATTTACTTTATTAGAGCGATTAAGTACTAAAGGCAGAAGTGGATATTCTTATTTTGATTTATATCATAATGGAGAATATTTAAAAACAAAAAACTATGTAGATAAATTATTTAAATATTATAAAAATAGGAGACCAGCTAATATTAATTATAACAAATTTTTATACGATATTTTTGGTTTGTATTTTGGAAGGCCACATATATTTAAGCCGACTATAGCAATGTATATATATTGCATGTATAAACCAACATCTATATTAGATATGACAATGGGCTGGGGTGGTAGGCTAGTTGGGGCTTGTGCATTAGATATAAAAAAATATACAGGGATTGATTTAAATAAAAATTTAGAAATACCATATAAAAATATGATAGAAATATTAGATCCATTATGCGATACGGAAATAGAGTTATATTTTGGAGATGCATTGGATTTTAATTATGAGAGTTATTATTATGATTTAGTATTAACAAGCCCACCATACTATAATATTGAAATATATGGAAATCAAATAAAAAAAACAAAAGACGAATGGAATAATAATTTTTATATACCATTAATTACAAAAAGCTATAATGGATTAAGTATTGGTGGCCATTATTGCTTAAATATCCCAATATATTTATATAAAGATATTGCCGTCCCATTATTGGGAGAGGCTCAACAATCTATACCGTTAATATTAGTATCGCGACATAACCAAAAAACAACATATAAAGAATATATATATGTATGGAAAAAATAAATATACATATATACATAACAAATATGAAAAAGTATATACATTCATTAGGTGAGACGACGGCAACACATTCACACCATGGATACCAGATTCAATCAGTTCTAGTACCAAAAGATAAATTCAGTAAATCAGAAGCGATAAAGTATATTAAAGAACATTTTGAATATAAAAATATAGATTCCACACAGCGGCCACGATTCTACTCATTTAGGCAGATAGATCCAACTAAAAATAGTAAGTACTTCACAAAGGTATTAGATAATGGTGTCGAGCTTGTATTTGAGAAGCCTCCTATAGGGCCAAATGGAATAAAACCCAGAGATATTACTGGAGGTGCCTTAAAAGTAAATGAAATATATCAATTTATTAGTAATGGGTATAACTGGCCAGATCTAAAACCAATAAAAGGATATAAATTCATTAAAGACTTATCTACTACATTCCATCAAGTGTATAGTTCTAGAACGACCATTGGTAAGAAGAATATAATATTAAATTATACAGGAACTAAAGGCATTATTGACTGGCTTAATAATTTGGATTATATTCTGCAAACATATACATTATGGCCAAGATTTCAAAATGCAAAGGCTGCATTAGACAATGTATTAAAAAGATATCCGAATTATAAGATTACACTAATATCGCATAGCCAAGGCGGAATCATTACTAGGGAGCTATCAAGATTGTACGGAGACTCCTTATTTGAAATTATCGCATTAAATCCAGCAGGTATGTCCCTCATTGAAGGAGTTAGATCATCTACAGGGGAAGGCAAGAGAAATAAAAAAAATGAGTATACTATTAAGTCAGAATTAGATTTTGCATCATTCTTTGCAAATCCTAATAATAATGATATAATTATACCTAGAGAGAGCGGAGATATAGTAAAAGAGCATAGTCCGAATATATTATTTAGACTTAATCCAGATCTGGAGATTGGACGAAAATAAGACTATATAGAAGTTTGGGAGGACATTGGGAGGTTTGGGCGGCTTTTGGGAGGCACTTTTTTGTATTTTTTTGAGTATATTGATAGCTTAGCCCCTAATAAAACAATGATGAACATATTTATAGTTTGGGAGGCTTTTTTCGAATCTTTTTAGTAAAACATATTTATCATTTCTATAATTTGAAAATTTTCTAAGGTAGTTTATAAAAAAGCCTCCCAAATGATAAATCCTATTAAATATGCATTATTATGCCATAATATACTCATATAGACAAAAAAATCAAAAATATAGCTTCCCAAAATGCGGAAACTCCTCCCAAGCAATTATAGATTAATATTAATCTATAATTCTTCTAATCCATACATTTCAAATATATTTACATTTAATTTAGGCTCTTCTGTAATGTCAATATCACCCTGTTCATCATTTTCATCTTTAGTGATTAGTTTTCTTTTAATAAGCTCTTCTTTTACTTTAATTAGATCCATATCAAAGACCATAACAGAACTCTTTTTTGAAGTTATGCCTATATTTAGGTCTGTTATGGTTGTAGTGAATTTATGCTTATTTAATACCATTTCTGGTTTAATTCTATAATCTGTACAGAATTCAATATATTTATTATATAATGTACTCACATCAAATCTAGTAGGAAGTTCTTCCTTCATGGCCTTGCTATAATTAATATGCTTCTCTACCCAATCCCCCAGCCATAGGATCTCTGTAGATACATACTGAGAACACATCTCGATATATGCAGGAGTTTTAACCTGCTTCCACTTTACTCCTGATATATCTCGTTTATTTAAGAAGTCATAAAATGTGGCTATAAATTCATCAGATCTAAATAATTTATTCATGCCAGTCCAGAACTCTTCGCCATATTTTAAATATACAGATGTTGATTCTGATACATTTAATCGCCTATCACCAGTTCTAAAATCTATGGCCATAGGCTTAGGCTTATTAGTAAATATAATAGGCAATCCGACATTTCTAACCTTTCTAACTTTTTTAAATTTTTGATTCATATTCATAAATTCTTCTGAGATAAATGATTTAATTTTACCCTCATAATCATGGCCATTCTTATCTAATTGCATCTCATTTAAGTTAATAATAATTTTTCTATAAAATGAATCCGCATAAGTACCCCAGAAATCTCGCTCCTCACTACTTGAGATATAATATTCCCCAAGAATTACTTCAAATGGTGTTAATGACATATTTTTACCACACCCTTGCAACGATTTAAAGATAAAACAACCAGCCCTAGACTTTTCATTAGGAAATTGAATTTTATGTGCTAGGGCATTGACATATAGATTATAAAATTCTTCATTCGCTCCACATAGCTCAAATACTAAATCTGTCCAAACTTTTAATAATTTATCTCGTCTTTCTTCATCAGGTAATTTTGTTGCACATTTGAGTGAATATCCAAGAAATGAATTATATATTCTTTCATTTTTACCATTCCAATATGATAGCTTTGTTGCTATGCGATTTGATGGCACAAAATCAATCTCATTATATGTTCGCATACTTGGATCCATAAGCCACCTATCAACAAATTTAACTTTTTTAGATACTAATTTCTTCTGCTCTTCTCCTTTCTTATTTTTAGTTACTTCTTCAATCATTTCTATAAAATGCCTATTTCTGAATGCTGTAGATAAATCTGTTTTAGCATTCCAGTCATTTAATTCTAATCGCTCAAGCTTCCAGCTTAAATGATAATACATAGGCTTAGGGGCAAATGTTAAAAAGTGAAATACTTCAAAATATTTCTTTTTTTCTTGATAGGTTGTAAGCTGCTAAAAATAATCAACATCAAAATATTCAAAATTACCATCAACCTCGGTCT